AGTAAAGTTATCTGATATATCATCAAACAACATATTAGTTGTGTAATCACTTCTTAAGAATGTTCTACCACTAAAGTTTGCTCTTACAAAAGGTAAGTTAGTTTCATCTCTTCTTGATCTATTATTTCCTTTTGGTGGGTCAGAAAAGAATACCTTACTTTCAACTATGTTAAATGCACCTCTATGAACCCTAGTAATGGCGTTTGCAGCGTGTGAAGTTGCTGCAATACCTAATTGACCTCTATCAACTTTTACAACTGGTAGAGTCGCAATACCAAGTGCTACATCAGTTGAATCATTTATGACTCCAGTAGGTGTGCTGGAGAAACCAACTTCCGTAACTTTTACAAATTCATCGTCAATTTTAAGGAAATCTCTTGGTGCGATAGAACCAATTCCACTTAATACAAATTGTGATAATCCAATACCAACACCATTATTATGTGTAAATCCATCAAAAACTCCTAGATTATGTGTTATAGAAGTAAATGTAATTGGTTGTTGAACAACACCATCTAAACCAATAATAGTTTTGGTTAATGGTTTTCTCATTATCAATTTATGAGCGTTACCTGCACCGATACCTGTAAAGGTAACTGGATTTCCTGATGATACATACTCAGGTCTTGTAAATAATTGGAATTGATTTTCATCAATAACTTTTGCATAAACAGTGCTTGGTAGTAATGTTGTTACAACTCCAGCAATATTTGCAGTTGAACCAATTGATATTGCTGTACCTGCGATTCCTATGAATGTTGAATCTGGTGTATATGTTAGTTCTTCATTTGTATTAAAGAAGTGACTATTAATATTGATTGTGCTTGTTGTTGTACTTATTGTTCCAGATGGATTAAATGTCTTAGAATAAATTGGAACTTCATTATGCTTTAATACAAAATCTTTTTTGTTAGCTCTAAGTCCAGCAGCACCGTCATATGTTGATAAGAATACTCTCTGGTCAACTGTACCATAAGTCAAATCAGGAGGTGTATTTTCAAAATCACTTGCTGTATATAAAATTTGATTATATGATTGTACCTCAATTAATGAATCAAACTCTGCATCTGGATAGAATCTTAGATTTATATCATCACCACTAATTTCACCACCAAATGTTCCAATACCTGTTGTAGAACCAGCAGATACAAATGGATATTGAACTGTTAAAATATCATCAACATCACGAATTGATATAACTTGATGAACTGCTGATGTCTCTCCGCAAGAAACTCTGACTAAAGATTTTACACTACTATCAATTAATTTATTTAATGTTGCGTAAGTTATCGTGCTTGCAGTTCCAGTAACATATCCAGACTCTAATCTTGCACTTCTTTCAGCACCAGCAGGTTGCCCTGAGACTGAAAATCTAAAAGTACCAATCCCAGAGGCAGTTGATCCTAATCCGACAATATTTGATCTAACATCGAGTGTATTGACTCTATCATTTTCTATTTGTAACTTAACAAGATTATCTTCAACCCTTGCTGTTATCACACCTACAACACTATTACTTAATCCAGATTTTGTATCAATATATGTTTCAGCTATTGTTGTATCTGTACCGTCATAATCAACTATGACTTCACTATAATTAATTTCTTTAGTTACACTATCCTGAACAAATATTGATGCATATAAAGAATTAAAATCATACGTTGGAACTTCAATTATAGATGAAGTGGTGAATCCAACTGATGTAGAACCGACACCAGCATTCACACCTGTTAAATCAACACTTCCAATACCGTTTGTACCAATACCTGTTAAATCTGTATTAAAATCAATCTTAAGTATTTTAATATCATGATCTTTGAGGAATACCTCTGTTGGTGTGAATAAAAGATTTTTAGTTCCTGTTGATAATATCTCAGTATCAAAATCTCCTAATTTAAGAGTTGTAAAATCAGTATTCTTTTCAAGAATAAATGCATTATTTTCAGTTGTTAACGTAACTAACTCAGTAAACTGTGTATCAAAAGTATCAGGATCAATAATTTGTATAAGATAGTTTCCAAAGTCCTCTACTAATGGTTCAATAACTGTATTTGTACTTTCAAATCCATCACTAGAAAAACCATCACTGATATCATCATGTAGTAAAACTCTATTTGTTTTACATCTTGTAAAATCAGTTAAAGTTCTATTTTTAATAGTTAAGAATTTAGAACCATTAACCCTAGTATCATAGTCTCTTGCAAAATCAAAATTATTGATTGCATCCACTCTTTGTTTATCATTAAGTTCAAGTACATTACCAACATCTAATACAACAGATTGATTTGATTCACGAACACTACCAAAACCAACTGCAAGATTTGATGTGATTGCAGTATCAGAAAAATTCTTAAGACCAGATGGGTGAACCAAACGATTTACTGGATTTACAAATTTTTCCCATTCAATTGAACTCTTAACTGTATAAGACAAGTTTTGATAGTAATCATTATCTGGTATAACTTGATAATCTTCATTTAATTTACCAATATCATCTAACCAACCATATTCTTGTCTGTTAGAAAATTCAGTTGTAAATTTAGCTTGATTATCTACGATACTGGTGATTTCAGCAGATACATTACTTAATTCACCTTTGATTCGATCACCTTTTTTAATTTTATACTTACCATCAATTTTAATATAATCATTTCTTACCTCAATAACTTTTAAATCAGTTATAATATTATCAATAATTAAAGTTTCTTTTAGTTCAAATACACCTCTTGATTGAACTGGTTCAATTACAGGATATTTTTTCTTGTTTACTAAAGTTGCATATCCTGATTGGAATGTTTTTGCGATACCAGGATTTGTTGTAACACCTGCTGTACTGAACTTTACTATACATTGTGTTCCAATAACATACTCTTCTACGTCGAAGAATTGATAATTGTAATTATCAGAATTGTAACCTGTTCCTTCTATAGTTGTTGATGTTGATATTCCACCCTGTGTGGCACCGATTCCTGCTTCACCGACTCTTTGAATACCTTCAACATAAATTTGGTCTCCAGTTGCAAATGGTTGGTCATCAAATCCATTTATAGGAGTCTCAAGGAAACAAGTAACAATACCTGAATTACTAATTTGTACTGAATTAATTCCAACACCGTTTGAATTGTTTATTGAAATTATCTTGTGTACAACTGAATCTAAACCAGTAACAGGTGATAATACATCAACTCTAGATATTGTTTGGTTTGGTGTAAATGGTTGTAGTGAAAGTGTATCAACAACAGTGTTTGATATGGGATTGAATACGATTAAATTAGGTGTGCTCATATAGTCTGCACCACCACTCACAATATTAACTGAATCAATAATGTCAAGATTATCAATATTAACAACAGGTGATATAAATGCCTCTGGACTTAATGTTTTATCTGAAGAATATTCATAACCAATATCTACTATTCTTACTTTTTTAATTCTTCCAATAGATCTAGAAGATGCAATTATATTAGCATCAGTTCCATTTTCACTAATAACCTTTTTAAATTGTGGTAATTTTTTATAATTAAAACCTGGTGATAATATAGTTAAATCTTTAATTGAACCGTGAACATTTGTAGATTTTGTGGAATATTCTAGTTTATCACAATCATCTGAAGTATAACTTAAAAACTCAGGAACTTTTGGTGAAATATCAAAAGTATCTGCAGTAACATTAAATATCTTATATTCACCATTATATTTACTATCGATGAATCTAATCTCAGAATAATTTGATACTTCAGTATCTGCAGTGCTTATAAAACCACCTTTTGATAAACCATAATATAATGTACCAGGTGTAGATGCTGAGTATTGAACAGTAAGACCAGCTCCTATTGGATCAGTATTATTTGTACCAATACCTATTGTACCACCAGTTCCAACATTAAATGAGCTTGAATCTTGTGAACTTAAATATTCATTAGTAAGATTTCTATCGTAGAATAATTTAAAGTCAAAATCCAATAACGTACTACTTGTTAATCCAAAATTCAATTTTGAATTTCTAACTACATCTATTCTTGGATTTATTAATCCAATTGATTGATTCCCTCCAGTATTCGCTGTAATATTTACAGTTCTTACTGGATTTGAATTAATATCTAGAATTGTTTCTGAAAGTTGAAATCTTCTACTACTAACTCTATTAACAAAGTATGTTCCTGTACTTAATCCAGTTGCAGCACCATCATAAAATACTTTATCTCCAGTTTCAAATCCATGATTAACTATGTTAATTTGATTGGTTTCAACATTAGATGCAGTGAATAATATTGGATCAATAATTAATTTTTCAAATTCAGAATTATAATTAACAGATACAGGAGTTGTAGTTCCATTTCCAACATTTAAACTAGGAACTACATTCATTTTAATTGTATCACCTTCAACTAAATTATGTGTTGTTGTATTTGCTGCAGATACATTTGTTGATACTGTAGTCAAAATTTTATCAATATCACCAGTTATCTTTTTACTATCTGTTTGGAAGAAATATAATCCTGAAGAAATTCCTGAATTTGATCCGTTACTATAAAAATATAAACCCTCACTTGTGCTTCCTATTCCAACTCTAGTAGTTAAAATACCTATGTTATCCTTTCCTTTGTTAATAATATAAACATCAAGAGAATTTTGTCCTATGTGAGGTACTTTAAATTCAGTTACTAAAGGTGTAGTACCTACATCAAATCTGTTTGCACCATTTCTTTTATTTAAAGTAACTTTTTGACCTGTACTAAATGGGTGATTTGGAATACGAATTGTTCTTGTTGGTATTGATACTACTTCTTTTACGTCTCCAACGAAAGTATTTACATCTATTGCACCACCATTTGTAGTTCCCACACCTACTGATTGAGGCCCGTTAAAGTAAATTATATCATTTGGTTGTGAGTCAAACTTTGTAGTTTTGACTGGAATACTAATAGTATTATTGAGTCCATCAACGTTAGAACCAGCAGTATGTGCAACACCCGTATGTCTTAATACCCTTATTACTTTTTGATCACCAAATACATCTAATACTCTTACAGTTTCTACATCAGCATCTGATGCAACGTTTCCAGAACCAATTTTTATCGAACCACCGATTGCAACATTAGATGGTAATTTATTCACGAAAATATCTTGTATTAAACCATTTGCAGCACCAATAGTCATTGTTTTTGCAAGTCCTACTGAATCTGTTTTGACACCAACTTTAAATGAATTAGTTAAATTTACAATAGAACTACTCAAACCAGATATGGATACAAATGATTGATCATTTAATTCCATAAACGGTAAAAACTGAGCTGTTACTTCATTAAAGTTATTCCAAGTGAAAACAGCATTTTCAAATGTATTAATGGTTGTATCAATACGAGAAATTCCAATACCAACAATTTCATCTACTTGTGCACGGAATCCAGAACCATTTGTGCCTTCATCATCAAAATCTGTAATATCTCCAATCTTATAATCTGTTCCACCATTTAAAATAGTAAATCCATCGACACCACCTTTAGTTACAGATTCAATTTTAGAAATTTGTCTTATTTTTTCATAAGACTCAGTTACAAAATCATTTCCAGAGAATTTTTCATCAACACTATATGGGAATGTATTTCTTCTAAGACCTGAATTGTTGAAATCAAAATCTTGATTTAATATTTGGTTTTCTGCAATGAATGGTGAACGATAAGTGTTTCCAATAAAATATGGATATCTTCCCTCTAATTTATTTGTTCCAGTTCCTAATCCAACAGTTGAAAAGTATGCATAAACTCCATTCGGAAATTCTGGTGTTTTTGTAAATCTACCATTATGAATATCTAAATCTCCTGTTCCATTATATACGTGATCTTCAACAAAAAATCCTGCTGAATACCCAGCTGGACGATTAGTGACTCTATTGATATCCGTTACATACGATGATGTTATTATTTTTAAATCTGAGTTTATATTAGTAGGATCAGAATATCCAAACGGTCCATAAATTGGATTACCATCATATGCCCAACCTACGATGGGTGAATGACCTATTATTTGATTAAATTCACCATTTGAATTAATTGTAAATGTATTTTCAAAGTTATTTGCAATATCTTGAGAATAACCTAATATACTGAATCTTAAACTATCCTCTTTTGTAGATAAAAATGAATCACCAAATCTATGTGTATTATTTAACGTTAAACTTCTAACTCTTGCAACGTATTTTCCACCAATACCTCTTGAGAACGATCTAACTTCAGTAGATATACTACTATATCCAATACCTGGATTTGTAACGATAGCATCTATAACTTGACCATTCTCCACAACTGGACGAACAACAGCACCAGCTCCAACACCTGTTGATATAACTTTAATCTCTGGACTAGAATTATACTCTCTACCTCTGTTTACAACTGCAACATCTTGTATTCTACCATTTACAATAATAGGTTTAAATTCAGCAAATTTACCATTTTGAATCTCAACTTTAGGTACAACTTCCTTATCAAGAGTAGTAGAACCATAGTTTGTACCCTCCTCATAAAGATAACCACCAATTAATTCACCTGTAACTACAGGAGTTGCTACAATATCACCTGTTATTGTTGAACCATAGGATACATCAATGTTAACTTTTATTTTAGGGAAATTAAATATCTGGAATCCTTCACCTGAAGATGCAAAATTAACATAATTACCTCTATTGAAATTGACAATTGAAGTTCCACCAATTCCAGCATCTGCTAATTGGAATGTATCATTTGTTAATTTATGAACATAATATGAAGATGTCGTGCTCAATCCCTGTATTGGTGTGGTTTCCGCAGAATATTCTACAATTTCACCACTATTAAATCCATGATTTTTAAAAGTTACAACATTTAATGATGTTGATATACCGATAGGTTTTACTCTTAATTTTCGATGAGTATAACCAGATCCCTCTTCCAACACCTTGATGGCAACCAAAGTGTTTTTACTTTCAGTTGAAAATTTATGAATACCACTTGCAGCGGTGTCTGTAGATAACCCAATAGTGTTTATACCAGCAGTTCCAAATAATGCATCTGTTGGTGTGTTGAATAATCTTACTGTAGAGGGATTTACTGATCTTATATAATATGGAGCACCATCTGATAATGTACCGTCTACTTGATTCAATAAATCATATGCAGTTCCAATACCTATTGGATTATTTCCGTTTGATCCATAATAAACTAATTGACCGTCAACTAAACTATGGTTTGTTTTAAAAGTTATAGTTTCATTTACAATATCAACACCACCATTGAAAAATACATCTCTACTATCAAATAATAATTCTCTATTTCTAGTTCCTAATATTGGTTGTAATACACACCCACTTCCATTACCACCTGTTAATGAAATACTTGTTATCTGATCAATATCAAAATCTTGAGGATCTACAAATACTTCTTTAACTGTTCCCTGTAATATTGGTTCAACAGCAGCACCAATCCCTGTACTTGTTTCAATTCCGACAATTGGAGGATTTACTACATCATATCCACTTCCAGCATTTAATAAGTCAACTGATTCTAAAGGTCCATAATATATCTGATTATCAGAAATAGGTGAACGAATTTGAACACCATTTATTAAAATACCAATATCATTTGTAGGTATATCTTGATTTGAACTAACAAATAAGTTTTGTGATAATGGAATTTTTCTTAATATTTTATCCGCATCTAAAGTTCTACTTTTATGTTTTTCTAATACGAATCTATGAATATCTGTAGTTGATGTGGTTGGTCCGATTTGCACTGTGCTTGCAGAACCAATCTGTGCTGTAGAATTAAATATTCTAATTTTTGTAATATCTTGACTAGGATCATCTGGTATGACAGGATCAACGAAATAAGTTCTACCTGTATCTAATCCAATTAATCCATCACCTTCAGGTAAGTAAGTAACAGGATCACCTTGAATGAATTTAACATTTCTACCTAAATTAAAATTAATAAAACTGTATCTATCATTTAAAGGATTAAATGCGTCTAATCCAGCAGCAGTTCCTCCTGTAAGAGTTTCCTCAATTATATTGGTAGTAATATCATAACTTGGTAAAGAGTTTGATGCAACATACCCATCAGTATTTCCATCAGTGTAAACACTTAAAGTATCTGCAATAATACTATCATTTCCTTGAGCAATATTAACACCTGAACTTGTTGCTTTTTCAATTTTTCTACGAATATCATATAATTGATTTGGATCTTGAGTAAATCCAGCGATATTAGATACTGTTATCTGATTTAAACCAGTATTAATACTTGCAACAGTACCACTACCAGCAACGGATTGTTCGTTTCTCTTTAATATATCAAATCTATCACCGACTTTAAGAGATGATTTATCAATAGGAGTTTTTAAAGTAAAGGTTGAACCACCAATTGGAATTTCAACTTGGAATCTTGAACTTGTATTATAAATCCATGAGTTGGCAAATATTTGTTTATAATTTTTACCATCATTTTCAATTTTTTCACCAATATTTTTTACGAAGAAATTTTCACCCTCATTAATCAAGGTTATATCAGTAATAGGAATCAACTCTGATAATACACCAGTAATTCTTAAATCAACTCTTTTTGATAAATCTCCATTTTCATATCCAAAAATTGTTTCATTTGCTCTAAGATTATCTGCAGCATTTATATTAACTCCTACTCCAGTACATCCAAAGAACTGGTTTAAAGATTTTGAGGTATAATTTATTTCAGAATTTGCACCACTAATTACAGTTCCAGTTGTACCAAAACCTACAGTTGAATCCACATCAATAATTGAAGATCCAGCAGATACGCTATTAAGTACTTTTGTATTACCTGGTACCGTGAATACACCTTCAATCAGGTCACGGTCACTAAATCCAACAAATAATGCAATTTTATAATAATCTCTACCCTCTCTTTTAAGTATTTCAACTTCTGATACTGATGCATTCGTAGATGTGTCAGTTGATTTAAATATTGTTTGACCTGTTAAGTTTTGAGGTTCACCAGTTCCAATGACATCAGCAACTACTACTTCACGACGTATGAATTCAGCATCCGATGGTTTTATTAAATTACCTTCTAAATCTAATACTCTTGATTCTACTCCATACAATACTTTAAATAATAT